CCTTGTGCTTGACCTTGTGCTTGACCTTGTGCTTGACCTTGTGCTTGACCTTGTGCTTGACCTTGTGCTTGACCTTGTGCTTGACCTTGTGCTTGACCTTGTGGTTGTGCTTGTGGTTCTTCAAACTCCTGAGCTGGTTGAGATTCTGGTTCAGATTGTGGCTGTGCCTGTGGTTGAGCTTGTGGTTGTGCCTGTGGTTGAGCTTGAATCTCACCCTCCACCTCTACCTGTGGTTGTGCCTGAGTTTGAGCCTGTGGTTGAGCTTGTCCTTGTCCTTGAGTTTGACTCTGAGCGCCACCCATAAGTGCATTTCCTGGTATTTTATCAATATCAAGATTATTCATATTGATAAATTTAATAATTTCTTCCGCGATATCAACATCACCAAAAAACTGACGTAAATTTTTACCAGTAGTATCTTTTACTTTTTTTACATAAGCGTTGATTAACGACTGTGGAATATCAATCATTGTTTTAACTTTATAGATATCGTTTACTTGAAGAACAGATTCTTTAATAATCTCTTCTCTATTTTTTCTAACACGATAACTCTCAAATGTTCTGATGTGCTTCATCTTTAAATTTATATTTTTTATTCATTATATATTAATTAAAAAAATTCATTTTTTCTACATTTTTAGTGAAAAAATAAAACTAATAAAATACCACCAATTACACCAACAACACCAACACCATAAGCTACGTTTCTTTTGGTTTTTAACGTTTTTACTTCGTCTTCTAAAAGACCGATTTGCTTATCTCTGGCCGATATCTGTTGGTCACAAGTTGCAGCATTTGTTTCGAAATTTACCAACCTTTCTTTTAGGTTTGATATTTGATTATCCTTATCAGATATTTGATTTTTATAAAGTAAAATATCTGTTTGTAATAATGTAACTTGATGTTTATATTCATCAATTACTTTTACATAAGATAATGACAAACTATCACACTCAACACCAGCCTTTTCTAATAAAATCAACATCTCAAAGGCATTATCAATTTTTTGAGCTTGTTCATAAGTCATAACTACTAATTTTTTTCCAGTTGAATCTGTTTCAATTCTCGGATAAGATTGTGCATATCCCAATAAACCAGTTATAACAAATAAAAATGTTAACAATGTATTTTTCATATTTTTATTTTAATTTTTCTTTCAAAGAATTTAATAAATCTTCTCCTTCTCTTTTAATAGGATTTTTTTTAAGATTTTCAATTTTTTTCTTAGTATCTTCTAAATCTTTTTTATTTCTACTCAATTCACCATTTGCTTTATTTAATTGAGCTTTTGATTTATTTAATTGGGATTCTATTTGTAATATTTTTTTATTACGTTCATCAATAGACTTTTGAGTTTCATCAAAATCACCTTTTAACTTTAAATTTACTTTCACTAGTGAATCTCGAGTGCGTTGTAAACTTTTAAATTCTTGTTCTAATAATCTGAACTCTTTTTTATATCCGGTTCCTTTTAAGAACCAAAGAGAAAAAAATAAAATAGAAATAACTAATAAAAAAATGATGACAATTGACTTTATATCTAACTTAATATTCATAACTTTTTAAAAATTTTATGATATATATAAAATAATAAAAACCTCTTAAAATTTTTTAATTTTTAAATTTTTTACTATTTTTACAAAAAATATTTTTAATAAATAAGAAATGACTTTATATTCTTTTGATTTTGATGATACACTTTTTCATACTATGTTACCTAACCCAGGTGAAAGTATTTGGAAAGAAAAAACTGGCAATCTTTGGCCACACCGTGGCTGGTGGTCCAAACCAGAAACACTAAATACAGAAATATTTGATACACCAAAGAATGAATGGGTCTATTCAGAGTACTTAAGAGCAACAGAAGAAACAGATTCTTTAAAAATTTTAGCAACCGGTAGACTACAAAAAGTACCAGGTATGAGAGAAAATATTGAAAAAATATTAAATAGTCATAACTTTTCATTTGACGAAATCTGGGCTATTGAATCATCAGATGAAAAACAAAATGGAAATGGCGAAAAAGGAATTTATCTTAACTGGGGCGGAGATACCTTTGACTTCAAAAAAACACTCTTTTCTAAACTGATACAGATTACAAATTGTGATAAGTTTGTAATGTATGATGATAGAGAGGAACACCTCCCGAGATTTGAAGAATGGGCGATAAAAACTCAAAAAATTCCAGTCACAATCGTAGACGTAGTAAGAAAAACAACAACAAATATAAATTTTTAATATATAAGTAAAAACTGTTTAATTATGGCAACAATTACAAAAAAACAAACTAAATCTAAAGTTGAAGAACTACTTTCAAAACCTTATCGTTTAGATCTTCACAACGACGATCACAATACGTTTGATCATGTGATTAATTGTTTAATGAAACATTGTGGACATGAATTTGAACAAGCAAATCAATGTGCTCATCTTGTTCATTTTAAAGGTAAATGTGATGTTAAATACGGAGACTATGATACAATCTCCACAATGAAAGAAAAATTGCAAAGTTCTGGCCTATCAGTTACTATGGAAGTAAATAAGTAATTATTTATTACCAAACCAATTTCCAGAATCATTATTACGATTAATAGCATTTCTATTCAAAACCTGCCTTCTAACTCTTAATAACTGACTGTAATCTAAACCTTCAACATAATCAACTTGCTTCATACAATCATTTATATAAGTAGATGTTGATTTATCAATGTGTCTACTCATCCATTCCTCACACATTTCTTTGAACTCACTTTTTGAAAAGATAGAAGTCGCGTTTACTATTGTCATAACACAATCATCGTGTCCAACATCAGCAGCGTATCTAATATTACCAGCGGTAGTTGTGTGTTTAACAAAAGTTGTTATCTCTCGTATAGTATCTTCGTTATTTATAAAGAAACCCTTAGACATCATCAAATCTTGATAATCCTTTACTAATAAATTTTTATTCTCACCAACCTTTAAACCAACTTTCTCTTCATTAGAATCCGCTCTATGTTTATATCTTACAAATACAGAAGAGCCATAATCATTTTTACCATCAAAAACATGAGGTAACTCAGCAAGAAGAGTATTACCATAATTGTTTAATTCCAAAACCACTCTAACATTTTCAGGATTTAGATATTCAAAGACAAGAATATACAAAAATTCAGCCAATTGTTTTACAGAACATAAATTACTTCTAAAAATAGCTATTTGATCCAGTCTAAAAAAGTCAACCAAAGATTTATATCCTGGCTTTTGTATCTCAATTAATTCTTTAGATTTATGATTAAGTCTAAAAATGTTAATAACAGAGTAATCTTGACCTAAACCTTCAGAAATATCAACAGATATTACATACTTATATTCCTTTCTCTTTATTGGTAAAAATAAATCATCATCTTTAATCCATTTTAAATCTCTATAACTAAATTTAAGTTTTCTTTCAAAATCATCAATCTCCTCCCACTCATAATGTTTTTTATTTTTAAGTAAATCATCTATGATTGATTCATTTAAAAGTGACTTAGACGCATTAATAAACCTTAATCCATATTCCTGATTAAAAGCATCCTCACCACCAATATCTTTTATAGCCTCTTCTTTCCAAGTGGTAACTTCAGAAATAGACCTAATTGGAACTTCCATGCCTTTAGAATCAATTAAAAAAGAATTTTTTACATCATCATCCGAACAATTCTCATTATTATAGACATAGATAACATCTTTTTGTAAATCAGAATTATAACCTATCTCAACCTTTGTTAAATGTGACCATCTTTGTTTACATTGTTCAAAAATTTCTTCTTTATCAAACCCACAATCATACAAATTATGATGGTTTAGTCTTATATATGTTATGAATCTACCAGGTACCTGATACCAATAGACTCTCATGGCCTTATAGTTATTTTTTAACGGATCGCCCTCTGGTCTTTCAGCATCTGTTAGTAACTTATGAAATAAATTCATACCATTAGGAGTAGATGTTATTATAATCTTAGAGTTCTGAATGGCAGCAGTTGTCGGAAAGGCAGCAGTATAGTATGGTTCAATAATATTAGATGGTATGTGTGCGAACTCATCTAAGTAAAGAACATCAATGGTAAAACCAATAGCTGGAGTTTTTGTTCTAGCAGATGTTTTAATTCTACATCCATTTTCAAAAGTTAGAGACTTTTGATTCCAAGTTTTAATACCAGGCTTTAAAAAGAAAGGTAATAATGAATAGATTGATTTAATCTTATCCACAATTTCAACAGCGGTATCTCCCTTATTAGCAACAATCATTATATTCTTATCATTATCAAAAAGAATCTTATGTAACATGAAAATCGCAGATGAGATAGTTTTACCAACCTGACGAGATGCCATTAGTATATTAAATCTACTATTTACAAAGTTGTCAAGTATTTCCTTTTGATAGTCTCTTAGAAAGATATTACCAACAGAACCATCTTCTCTTTTAACTTTACAATATTTTTCGACAAAATAGTGAACATCTAAAGCACATCTAACATATTCCTGTTGCTCATCTGATGTCATTTTAAATGCAACACCAGCTC